ATACGGAAGGTAAGTCAAAACGGGGCAATGCTGCAGCAGATACAGCAGATGCAGATGCAAATTCAGCAGATGGCGGAGGTTATCACACAGCTGACAGGCAGAGACATGATAGGAGCCGTAAGCGGCGAAGCGGCAGGAGAGGAAATGCCGCCGACAGGAACAGGTAGCGGCACAGATGCGTTAGGCAATGCCTACCGGAGCGCAAAGGGAAACAAGATTGCAGAGCGAGCGAAGGAGAGAACAAGGGAGCGAACAACGGTAGGATGAGAGGTGGAAACGGATGACAAAGATTTTATGGGCGGAAACGGCGGACATCTGCTGCATACAGGCGGAGGGACACGCCGGATACAACCCCGGAAACGATATTGTGTGTGCGGCGATTTCGGCACTGATGCAGACGCTTTATGCAGGGCTTGACAGCGTATGTCATGCAATGGTTGCGGAGCGGCACAGTGACGGGAAGATGCTTGTTGTAGCCTACAAGGAGGGGAGCAGAAAAAGGGAGATAGAAACGCTTTTTCGGGGGATTTTGTGCGGCTTGGAGCTGATCGCGGAGGAATACGCAGACTGCGTGCGGATGGAGCGGCTGATGCGCGACTGCGGGAGGGGGCAGTAAATTGTTTTTTATATTACAATGGCAATAGGCACGCCGGAGAGACGGTGGTAGCGAACCGACCTCTTGTCTATGACGAGCGAACGACTGACCGACAGGTTGGGTGAGGCGAGGAATAAGAGGGAGGTGTTAGCGGTTTTCGAGCATAAGCGAGAAAAACCTTCCGAAAGGATGACACATCGGAAAGACGGTAGGAAAAAAGACACCACGGAGAGACGTGAGAAGGAGGAAAAACCATGAAGCATTACGAAATGAATTTGCGCTTATTTGACGGCGAAGGAGGAGCGGCGGGCACTGCAGCGGCAGGCACGACCACGACCGGAGCAGAAGCAGGCGCAGCGGGCGGCGAAAGCAGGGACTTCAACGCAGAATTTGACACGATGGTAAAGGGCGACTACAAGGATGCCTTTGACACAAGGGTGCAGAAGATTGTGCAGGCGAGACTAAAAAACAGCAAGCAGACGGAAAGCAAGCTGAAGGATGCAGAGGGACTGCTGGCAATGGTGGGCGAAAGATACAACCTTGACGGCAAGGATTTTACGGCACTGAAGGCGGCACTGGAGGGCGACAGGCAGTACCTTGAGGCGGAGGCTCTGGAAAAGGGCATGACCGTGGAGCAGCTGGCGCAGTTCAAAAAAATGGAACGGGAGAACAAAGCATTTCAGGAGCAGATTGCACAGGACAGACAGCGGCAGGAATTTGAGCAGAAATTTGCCGCATGGACGCAGGAGGTGGAGCAGCTGAAAGAAAAATTCCCTGCGCTTGACCTTGCGGCGGAATTTGACAATCCCGAATTTGTACGAATGCTGGATCATGGTATCAGTGTAGGTACGGCTTATCAGGCAGTTCACTTTGACGACCTGATGGGCGGTGCGCTGCAGCACACGGCAGCAACAACAGAGAGAAAGGTTCTGGACAGCATCCGCGCACGCGGCGCAAGACCGGCAGAGAACGGCGCGAGCGGCAGCAGCGGGGCAAGAGAGAAACCGATTGACGTAACAAAATTAACAAAACAGCAGAGAAATGAACTGATTGAGAGGGCGAGAAGAAACCCTGACGAGAGAATCACATTCTCCTGATTGGTTCTGAAAAAGGAGGACAGAAGAAATGAAAAAACAGAGAATGAATCTGCGTCTGTTTGACGTAATGACAACAACGACAGAGACGCTGTCGGCGGAAATGAAAATTTTTTATGACGGCGTGCTTCTGGACAACGCAAAGCCGAATCTGGTACACGACCAATTCGGGCAGAAAAGACCTATCCCCAAAAACGGCGGTAAGGAGATTGAATTCAGACGCTACAAGACACTGCCGAAGGCACTGACTGCGCTGACAGAGGGCGTGACACCTGACCCGAATAAGATGAGCGTTACAACGGTAACGGCGAAGGTGAAGCAGTACGGTGACTGGATTTCGCTTTCCGACGTATTACTGCTGACGGCGATTGATAACAACCTGACAGAGGCCATTGTGCTTTTGGGCGACCAGAGCGGCAGAACCCTTGACACGATTACAAGAGAGGTTATCAACGGCGGGACAAACGTACTTTATGCGCCTGCAGGGGCGACACCTGTTACCACAAGGGCAGGCATCAAGGCAAACAGCCTGATGAGTTTGCAGCTGATTATGAAGGCGGCGGCGATTTTGAAGGGCGCAAACGCAGTGCCTTTTGACAAAAGCTATGTTGCCATCGTGCATCCCTATGTTGCTTATGACCTGATGCAGGATGAAAAATGGGAGGAATGGAACAAATACACCAATGCAGAGGCAATGTACGAAGGCGAGCTGGGGCGTATCGGCAACGTGCGCTTTGTGGAATCCACGGAGGCAAAGATTTGGGACAAGAACACAGCGGGCGGCGATGTTTCCGTATTCTCGACCTTGGTTATCGGCAAGAACGCTTACGGCGTGACAGAGGTAGAAGGCGGCGGCTTGCAGACGATTGTAAAACAGCTGGGCAGCGGCGGCACGGCAGACCCCTTGAACCAGAGAGCATCCGCAGGCTGGAAGGCAATCAAGACGGCGGAAATTCTTTCTGACGAATTCATGGTAAGAATCGAAAGCAGCTCCAGCTTCAGCGCAGCGGCGGCGAACTAAGAAAAGGAGGACAACCCTATGGCTACAAAAAAGGAAACCACAGCGGAAAACACAATGCCTACACAGGAGGCAATGCAGAAGCTGCTTGAGGAAAATGCAAGGCTGAAAGCCGAAAGAGACGCGGCGGAGGCGGCAAGGATTGATGCGGAGTTGCTGGCGGCGGAAAGAAAAGAAGAAGGCAAGACCGAAGAAAAAGAGGCGGAGCTGACAGCCGGACAGAAGCAGGTGCAGATGGAAAAGCGGATGCAGGAGGCAATGGAGGCGGCAAAGGCGGAAAAGGAGACAATTCGCCTGCCAATTACCGGAAACGGTGATGACGATGTATTCGTAAGCGTGAACGGTTACAAATACCTGATTCAGCGCGGGAAAGAGGTTGAAGTGCCCCGCTTTGTGGCAGAGGTGCTGAAAAACAGCGAAAACCAGAAGGCGGCAACCTACAGAATGATGGAGGAAATGCAGAAGAAAGCGGAGGACGGCACAGGTCAGTTTCTGTAAGATGACGGATGGCGGAGGCAGAAATGCTTCCGCTTTTCTTACAATAGCGGATTTTTCGGAAGGAGGGAGAAGAAAGTGATTTCGATTATCGGGAAGGAAATGCTTTTTCCGAACGAGGAACAGACC